AAGATTTTCCGTTTTCAAGAACATTTGATATGTTAAATACTTATGTGCGAGATCACGTTGGTCTTGAATATGGTTTTAGTTTAATTAACAAAGAAACGTGGGGTAACATCTATAAACCTGCGGAGATAACAATACCTTTATTAAATATAGATCCAGTAGATTTACGAAACTCTCCAGATTATACATTACTCTATGGTGTAAAAGTCAAAGATTGTATGGTTAGAATACACTATGAAGAAAACAGACGTAAAGGTAGATCTTGGGATATAGAACTTACAAATAATAAATTTATAATGTTTCCATCAACTAATATGTATTACTTAACTAATAATCAAAAGGATAGTTTAAATTTTGTGCAAACAATAACTTATGAATATATCTAATTATTATTGGTATTTTAGTGGTGTACTTACACCAAAATTTTGTGATGAAGTAATACAATATGCTAATGCACAAAAAGAAGTAATGGCTAGAACAGGTGGCTATGGTGACAAAGAATTAAATAAAGAAGAAGTCAAAAATCTACAAAGAAAAAGAAAATCAGATTTAGTTTGGTTAAATGACACTTGGATCTATAAAGAATTGCACCCATACGTTCACGAAGCGAATAGAAACGCTGGTTGGAATTTTGATTGGGAGAGATCTGAATCTTGTCAGTTTACAAAATATAAATTAAATCAATACTATGATTGGCATTGTGATAGCTGGGATAAACCTTATAATAAACCAGATACACCAGATCACGGTAAAATTAGAAAACTATCTATGACCTGTCAATTAACAGATGGATCAGAATATAGTGGTGGCGAGTTAGAATTTGATTTTAGAAACTATGATCCACATATGAGAGACGAATCAAAACATAGAGTGCAATGTAAAGAGATATTACCAAAAGGATCTATCATTGTATTTCCTAGTTTTGTGTGGCATAGAGTTAAACCAGTAACGTCAGGCACAAGATATAGTCTTGTTGTTTGGCATTTAGGAAGGCCGTTTAGATAATGTTTATAAATAGTTATTTTCCAACTGTGATATGGAGTGAAGAAAAACCAGAGTTTGTAAAATCTTTAAACAAAGCAAGTAATAAATATATTAGTGATGCTCGTAAAAGAGAAAAAGAATTTATAAAAAAACACGGTGACTTTGGAAGATCATATCATTCAACACCACTTACAGCTGACAATGATTTTTTAGATTTTAGAAATTACATTGGTCAAAAGTCTTGGGAGTATTTAGATCACCAAGGTTATGATATGCAACAATACACAACTATGTTTAGTGAGTTATGGGTACAAGAGTTTGCTAAAAAAGGTGGTGGTCATCATTCAGCACATATACATTGGAATCAACACGTATCAGGTTTTTATTTTTTAAAATGTAGTGATAAAACTTCTTACCCTATATTTCACGAACCGAAGACTGGTGCAAGATGTACAAAATTAAAAATGAAACCAGACTTAAAAGGTGTATGGGCAGGTCACGAACAATTTCATTTACGTCCAAAACCTGGAACATTAATTATATTTCCAGGGTATTTAGAACACGAGTATGCAGTAGACTTTGGTATTGAACCATTTAGATTTATACATTGGAATATACAAGCAGTGCCAAAAGAAATGGCAAAAGATGTTTAAAAAGAAAAAATATACAGTTATCCGGCAAGCAATATCAAAAGATTTAGCAGTATTTATTGCTAATTATTTTAGAATGCAGAAACAAGTTTATGATACTTGTAAACAAGCTAGATACTTTTCACCATTTGAAAATATAATAGGTCATTATGAAAATGAAAATGAACAAATACCAAACACCTATTCTCAATATGCTAATATGGCCATGGAAACTTTATTACTTAAATGTCAACCAGGTATGGAAAAAGCAACAGGATTAAAATTATACCCTGCATATACCTATGCACGAATTTACAAAAAAGGTGATGAACTTAAAAGACATAAGGATAGGTTTAGTTGTGAGATATCAACTACTATGAATCTTGGTGGTGATGATTGGCCTATATATCTAGAGCCATCTGGAGAGGTTGGTAAAAAAGGTGTTAAAGTAGATTTAAAACCAGGAGATATGCTAGTTTATTCTGGCTGCGAGTTAGAGCATTGGAGAGAAAAATTCAAAGGCAAAGAATGCGTACAAGTTTTTCTGCATTATAACAATCGTAAGACACCTGGAGCGAAAGATAATATGTTCGACAAGCGTCCTCATTTAGGTCTTCCTTCTTGGTTTAAACGATGATATAATCCTTAGATGGAGGCAGGGCACCACCACATACCCCCTGTCTCCTTTTAAGGACATTTATGAATTTAGGTTTTGACGCAATCTCACAACTTCCTATATCTCAAGTAGGAGCCGATAACACAGTAACAATTATAGCAACAGGTAATAATTTAGTTGCTAGTATAGGTAATCCTAATATTGCAGCTGACGCAGTTACGGAAGTTGCTACAGGTACTCCATTAACACTTGGTATTGGAACAGTAACAATAGTTGGTACAGCAAATTTAGAAGCACCTAAAACACCATTAACTTTAGGAACGGGGACCGTTACAGTATCAGCAAATGCGAATGTTACAGCATCTGGAAACAACTTGATTATAAGTAGTGGATCTGTTAGTATTGTTGGAACTGCGAGTATAACAGCACCGGCCACTGCTATGACTCTAAGAACAGGAGAACCGGGAATTATAACGTGGAACGAAATCGTACCAGGAGCAACAATGGTTTGGACACCAATTAAACCTTACGGATAATATATGGCATCAACATTTTCAACAGATTTAGCATTAGAACTTGTAGCAACCGGTGAGAAAGCTGGTCTATGGGGAACTATTACAAATACTAATTTACAAATATTACAACAATCAGCAACAGGTGTAGTCGATGTAGCGATGACAGCTGGTACAGATAAAACTTTGCTTTTATCAGACGGTGCAACATCTGATGGTAAAAATATATATTTAAGATTAACAGGCACAATGACTGCAAATGTTAGTTTAATTATACCTGCATCAACAACTGGTGGTACAGCCACTAGAGTTTATATTGTTCAAGATGCAACAGATAGAACTACAGCTAACAAATATACATTAAGTATTAAAACGGCTGGATCTTCAAATCCAATTGCTGTTCCTGTTGGTGCAACTATGTTAATTCATTCTAATGGCACAGACGCAAGATTAGATATTTTACAAAAAGGTAACTTTGCAATTACATCTAGTTCTATTACTGCGTACACTGCAGTGGCTGGTGATAATTTATTAATAGATACACAAGCAGCAGAAGTTACAATTACACTACCAGCGTCACCTGCTATGGGTGATGAAGTTAGTATTATGGATGTATCTCCAAGTGGAGGTTTTGCTACTAACAAAGTAACAGTAAACAGAAACAGTCAACCTATAAGAGGTGCTGCATCTAATTTAGAATTAGTCACTAATAATCAATCGATTAAGTTAAGATACACAAACGCAACCAAAGGTTGGCAATACGTATACAACGTAACATCATAGGAGTAAAAAATGCCGCTTACGAAAATTAAGTTTGCTCCTGGAATAGATAAACAAGATACTTCAGTAGGAGCAGAGGGTCGTTGGGTAGACTCAGACAATGTTAGATTTAGATATGGTCTGCCAGAAAAAGTTGGTGGTTGGCAGTCTCTTTTAACAGATACAATCGTGGGTGTAGCAAGAAAACAACACGCGTTTGTTGATACAGATGGCAACAGATATGTAGCTATTGGTACAGATAAATTTTTACTTTTATATTTTGAAGGTCAACTATTTGATATAACACCTCTTGCAACTGCAATTACAGGTGCAACTTTTACTTTTAATGGAACAACAACTGTAACTTTAACAACATCAACAGATCACGGAATTAATGTTGGAGATATAATTAGATTAAGTTCTACAACTTTACCTGGTAGTACAACCGGTGTGACCACAGCAACTTTTGATAATATAAACTTTCAAGTATTGTCAGTGCCATCTTCTACAACTTTAACTATTCAAGCGGCTACTGCAGGTTCAGCATCTAGTGGTGGATCTGTAACTATCACTCCATATGAAGTGATTGGTCCAGCAGCGCAATCTTACGGTTATGGTTTTGGTATTGGAAACTATGGCGGAACAATTACTGGTGTTTCACAAACAACTTTAAACGGAGCATTACTAGCAGACACTGCTGGTACTGGTGGATCGGGGACCGCGGTTACTGTAGTCTCTACAACTGGTTTTCCTAGCGCAGGAACAATTTTAGTAGACAGCGAATTAATTACGTACACATCAAAAAGTTCTACACAATTTTTAGGTATTACTAGAGGGACAAACGGAACAGCAACTGCTGGTACATCAAACGGACAAGCACATAGTGATGGTTCTGTAACTCAAAATGCAACTGACTTTACAGGATTTGGTAGTGCAGTGCAGGCATCAACAGTAACTCTTGAGCCAGGACTTTGGTCATTAAGTAATTTTGGTGAAGTATTAGTTGCAACGATTGCAAATGGTAAAACATTTACTTGGAATGCAGGAGCTGCAAATCCAACAGGTAACAGAGCAGCGACAAACACATCAGGTTTTGAAACAACAAATAATCCAACAGCAACCAGAGTTACATTAATATCACCAACAACACGTCACTTAATTCATTTTGGTACAGAATTAACGATAGGTACTCCATCAACACAAGATGATATGCTCATAAGATTCTCTGTTGATGAGGACATAAATAACTATACACCGGAGGCAACAAATACAGCAGGTACACAAAGACTACAAGATGGCACCAAAATTATGGGTGCGTTAGTCGCAAAAGAAAATATTCTAGTATGGACAGACAATGCATTGTATGCCATGAAATTTGTAGGTGCACCATTTACATTTGGATTTGAACAAGTTGGTACAAACTGTGGATTGATTGGTAAAAATGCAGCAATCGAAATCGATGGTGTTGCATATTGGATGGGTAACAATGGGTTCTTTTCTTTTGATGGTACAGTTAATACATTGCCTTGTTCTGTTGAAGATTATGTTTACGATGATATTGATACAACAAAAGGACAACAAGTTTGTGCAGGTATAAACAATCTATTTACAGAAGTTATTTGGTGGTATCCTACAGCTAACTCTACATTTAATGATAGATATGTAGTTTATAACTATGGACAAGATAATGCTAATTTACCAATGGGTAATTGGTACACTGGCACAAATACAAATTCTATTAGAACAACTTGGATTGATTCACTTGTATATCCAAAACCATATGCAACAGCTTTTAATAGTTCTAACACAGGAACATTTCCGGTCATTCAGGGAGAAACTGGTTTAGGCCAAACTGTATTTTTTGAACACGAAATTGGAACAGATCAGATTAATCCTGATGGTAGTACAACAGCTCTAACATCTTTTGTTGAGTCTTTTAGTTTTTCTTTACAAAAAGATCAAAGTGAGGTGTTTTTAGCTATGCGTAGATTTTTGCCTAATTTTAAAGTATTGACTGGTAACAATCAAATTACTTTATCTGTAAAAGATTTTCCAGCTGATGATAGCACAGCTACAAACTTAAGTCCTTTTACAATAACATCTAGCACAACTAAAGTTGACACGAGAGCTAGAGGACGTTATGCAAATATTAAAATAGAAAATACAGGGGCCGGCGAATCGTGGAGATTTGGTACGTTTCAAGTGGACCTACAACCAGATGGAAGGAGAGGCTAATGGCAAAGATAGTAGTAAGATTACCAGAACCTAAAAAAGAATACAGTGAAGATAACCAAAGACAAATAAACAGAGCGTTATCTATTTTGATAGAACAATTAAACTCAACATATTTAACACAACAAAAAGAAGACCAAGAACGATTTACTTGGTTAGGATTAGGTTAATGGCAAATATATATAAAAACGAAAAAACAAGTTTAACAACTACAGATTTAACAACACTATATACAGTGCCATCAAACTCTAGAGCTATTGTAAAGTCTTTACTAATAGCAGAAGACGCGGCAGGTTCAGCTGTAGTTAAAGTTACTTTAGTTGATGCTAGTTCTAATATATTTGTAGTAGATAATCAGGTTAGTTTGTCTGCTAATGAAAAAGAACAAGTATTAACAGAACCATTAATTATGAAAGAAAGCGAAGCATTAAAAGTGCAGGCAAGTAGTGGTGCAACAGATGTTATTGCATCTATATTAGAAATAAATAGGGAGGACAGATAATGCCATTTGTAGAGCAAGAAGAAGGATACTCAGAGCAAAAAATAGATGGAAAAACAGTCAAAGTTTATAAGCCAAGAGTAGAGGTAACTATAAAACACCTTAAAACAGGCAGAGAATATCTTTCTGATAAAGAGGCAGAAGAAGATGTAAATAGCCCAGTAACTGATACTACACAAGACGATATATCTAGAAGTGTCAATATTGTAGTAGGACCAGGTGCTTTGGGTGGTAAAACTAATATATAGGATCGTTGACGATTGAACAAAAAACAAGTAAATTAACAAACTATGGGAATTTTATCAGATATAAACAAAGCACGAAAAAAGGCAACTAAGGCAATTACAAAACCTTTTGTTAAAGCTATTTCTAAAGTTAGTGATAAACTCTTACCAAATGAATTAAGGTTTTTAGCACCATATGCAGCTGGTATTGGTACACTTATGTTGCCACCAGGAATGGGACCTTTAGCAAGAGCCCTTGCTGGAGCTGGACTTAATATTACAGGACAAATTGCTGCCGATGAAACACCAGTAGAAGATATTAGTGATTTAAATGCATTGTCTATTGCATTAGCTGGTGGCCTTGGAGCTTTAGGTTCTGATCAAGTATCAGGTGCAATGAGATCAGGTATAGTTGACCCAAAAGATGCAATTTTACAACAGATGAGAGAAGCACCCGTAGGTTTAAATCAAGTTCCTTCAGATTTTGTAATGCCTGAAGTAGGGTTTTTACAAGGTGCAGAAAATGTAGCAAGAGAGGGTATAGCAAGTTTATCTGATTTTGTCACTGCAGGTAGAGATGATTTAGTTAATATAGGAATGAGTCCTGAAAAATTATTTACTAAAGCAGGAGCTAAACAAGCAGCAAAAGCTTTAACTCCAACGGTTTCACTAGCAACAGGTGATGTTGCATATGAGACAGCAATAGATGCACAAAAAGCTTTTGAAGAACAAGAAGCATTAGAATTAGCTCAAGCGGGAGCGGACGAAGCAACGATTGCAAATGCTAGAAGAGCTGCGATTAGAGAGGCTATGGAAGTGTCAGGATTTACAGAGGAAGATATAATGGAGACATTTGATGAGATAGGATTAAAACAAGGTGGTATTGTATCTTTAGCAGAAGGTGGTATGTTAGACTTTGGTGGTAAAGAAATGGATTTAAGAGGTGGTGGTTTTGTGCCAATAGGCAAAAAAGAAAAAGCAGATGACGTGCCAGCACGATTATCTAAAAACGAATTTGTAATGACTGCTGATGCAGTTAGAGCAGCAGGTGGTGGTAGTGTCAACAAAGGCGCA